CACTGCGCCTGCCACTGCACCTGCCACTGCACCTGCCAGTACCGGAGTTGGCATGAACAGTGGTGAATCAGCTGCGATAGATCAAATTTTAAAATACGGATCGACGGGCCCGTCGATCCGGGGTGCCAACGGATTTGATGGCCAGCTGTCAGGGCCGGTCAGTGGATACAAGCCCGACATCACCATGCACGGCACTGAACAGCTTACAATCACACCCGATCGCATGCGGACAGACACAGCCGATCAACCGGCCACTGGCATGATGACCCAGCAGATGTCAAAACTGGATCAAATGGTGCAGGCACTACAGGACAACAACAATCAAGCAATCATGTCCATGCAACTGGACAAACTGGACCAGTTGATCACAGTGATGAAGAACCAAGTAAACGTCAGTCAAAAGATATTGCAACAGAGTCATTGAGTACATAAATACTAGACTATGGCAGAAAACAACAAAGGTTGGCGCAAGTATTTCAAGGTAGCCAGCACAGGCGGTCAACTCAGTCCGATCTCGGGATCCAATCAGTTTGGACTGCCCGGCTACGGCAAACAAAACGGTGCCGGCTACGACACTCCGGGCACTGGCAATGAATTTGCCTATCGCAACTATGCCAGTCGTTTGCCTGAAGTTTATTCGGGGCATCCCAACCGTATTGAACGCTACAATCAGTACGAAAACATGGACTGTGACAGTGAAGTCAATGCTTGCTTGGACATCATAGCTGAATTCAGCACGCAGGTCAATGCCGACAACAAGACACCGTTTGACATACAGTTCACCGACAAGCCCACTGACCACGAAATAGACATCATCAAGAAACAGTTGCAACAGTGGACCAAACTCAACAAGCTGGATCAGCGCATATTCAAGCTGTTTCGCAACGTGATCAAGTACGGCGATCAGGTGTTTGTGCGCGATCCAGAAACATTTGAAATGTATTGGGTGGACATGGTCAAGGTGGCACGTGTGATCGTGAACGAAAGCGAAGGCAAGCGACCCGAGCAATACATCATTAGAGACATCAACCCCAATTTCCAAAACATGAGCATGGCAGCCAAGACCACATCGGATTACTATGTGAGTCGTGCTACCGGCAGTGCAGGACAAAACAACTATACTGCACCCAACGGCGGTGGCTATGGTGGAGCCGGTGGCGGTACCGGCAACAATAGATTTTCGCAGGCCATGAACGAAACTTGTCTGGATGCCAGACACGTGATACATCTCAGTCTCAACGAAGGACTGGATTTCTTTTGGCCGTTTGGACAAAGCATCTTGGAAAACATATTCAAGGTCTACAAGCAGAAAGAACTGTTGGAAGATTCGGTCTTGATCTATCGTGTGCAACGTGCGCCTGAGCGGCGCATATTCAAAATTGATGTGGGCAACATGCCCAGTCATTTGGCCATGCAGTTTGTGGAACGAGTCAAGAACGAAATGCATCAACGGCGTATTCCGACCAACACCGGCGGTGGCGCCAACATGATGGATGCCAGCTACAATCCGCTGGCAGTCAACGAAGACTTTTACTTTCCGGTCACGGCCGACGGCCGCGGCAGCAGCGTAGACACCTTGCCAGGTGGCCAGAATCTGGGTGAAATTGACGACCTCAAATACTTCAACAACAAGATGGCTCGCGGATTGCGTGTGCCTTCTAGCTATTTGCCAACCGGTCCTGACGATTCGGATCGTGCATTCACCGACGGCAAAGTGGGCACGGCCTTGATACAGGAGTACAGATTCAACCAGTATTGCAAACGCTTGCAGAATCTGATCATGCAAAAGTTGGACGACGAGTTCAAGATGTTCCTGCACTGGAGAGGTTTCAATATTGATTCCGGGCTGTTTACCATTAGATTCTGTGAACCGCAGAACTTTGCTACCTATCGACAGGCCGAAATGGACAATGCCCGTATCTCGGCATTTACACAGCTGGAACAGTTGCCGTACATGAGCAAAAGGTTCATGATGAAACGCTTCCTGGGTCTGACCGAAGAAGAGATCATGGAAAACGAAGTGGCCTGGAGAGAAGAACGCGACGAACCTGAGATTGATACCACACAAGGGCAGGATCTTAGATCGATTGGTATTACTCCAGCTGGCATGGAAGGTGACATCACGACCGGTCAGGATCTGGCCGGAGCCGAAGTCATGCCAGGCCCCGGACAGCCTGGAGCAGATCTAGCCACAGCCGGGCAGATACCCGGAACCGGAGCACCCCCAGCACCCGGCGGTGGTGGCGGCGGAGTGCCGGCGATATAAATACAGCATGAACCTCAACGAAATATACGATCGAGCCGCTGGTGGCTATCAGGACGTCAGTCAAGACAACAGCCAACCCACGCTGAAAGATCTGCGTAAAACTCGTCTGACTCTGCGCCAGCTCAACAAACTGCGCCAGATGAACGATATACGCAGTTACGAGTACAAAGAAAAACTCAAACTGGTCAAACAGCAGTACGCACCTGCTCCTGCGGCCCCAGCTCTGTAACAGATCTGTAACAGGCTGTATCATAAAATGGCCAGTTTTGAGGCCTAAAACTACCAATATTTCCTCTAGCTAGTAAGTACTATACGATCTATAAGGAGATATTATGACATCGAAATTTGAACAGTTGATTGAATATGTGATCAACGACGAAGAAGACAAAGCCAAAGAGCTTTTCCACGACATCGTGGTAGAAAAATCACGCGAGATTTATGAGAGCCTGATGGAAGATGAGCAGTGCGACACCTGTCACAAAGCTCCTTGCGAGTGTGATGACGAGGAAGAAGAAGATCTTGACGAAAGCATGGGCGGCGACGCCAGCGACGATTTGATCGACGACGTCGAAACCGAAGAATCCGGCATGATGGAAAACGACGAAGAGTTTGACGACGAAGCCGAAGAAGATGGCGAAGACATGACCCATGACATGGAACAGGATCACGACGACGGCAACGAAACCGAGCACGACATTGAAGATCGAGTGATTGATCTTGAAGACAAGCTGGACGAACTCATGGCCGAATTTGAAAGCATGATGGGCGGCGAAGAAGGCGGCATGCACAGCGATCTCGAAGGCGAAGAAGGCGACGAACTGGGCGGTGATGCATTGGCTCAAGACGACACTGAAGCATTTGCCGATGACAACATGGGCATGATGGAAAACGTGACCTTGGACAAGGTACCTGCTCCCAAGCATGGCGATGATGGTGCCAACAACAAGAGCCCAACAGCGTTCAACTCGGGTGCCAAGGGCATGCAAGGCAGTCCAGTCAAGATAACTGGTGCCGAAGCACAAGGACGTACAGCGCCTAAAGCAACCGAAGTGGCCGATGCCAGAAAGTTCAAGAACAATCCAGGCGAAGGTACCAAGAACAGCAGACTGGAGCCAGCACCCAAGCCCAAGTTTGATCAGCACAACCCCAACACAAGAACTCCTTTTCCAAAAGGATAATTGAACAACATGGCACGCTATCTCAAAGAACATCTCAGCTTTACTCAGGCCAACATTGAACTGTTGACCGAGGAAGCTGCGGATGGCCATGGCAAGACTTTGAAACTGAAAGGTATCTGCATCGAAGGCGGGGTAAGAAACGCCAACGAACGTGTGTACCCAGTGAGCGAAATCAGCAACGCAGTCAACACCATCAACGAACAGATCAAGACCGGACACAGTGTGCTGGGCGAAGTGGATCATCCAGACGATTTAAAAATCAACCTGGATCGAGTCAGCCACATGATTGAAAAAATGTGGATGGAAGGCCCGTGCGGTTACGGCACACTCAAAATATTACCCACACCCATGGGCGAACTGGTTAAAACCATGTTGACCAACGGTGTAAAACTAGGTGTTAGCAGTCGTGGATCAGGAAACGTCAACGACTCCAACGGACATGTCAGTGATTTTGAAATTGTCACTGTAGATGTAGTTGCTCAGCCCAGTGCTCCAAATGCATATCCCACAGCAATCTACGAAGGCCTGTTAAATCATGCCGGAGGACAACGCCTGTTGGACATGTTCAAGGACCCGGCTAACAGCAACAAAGCAAAGAGATACATGAAAGACGAAGTGATTCGACTAATTCGCGGTCTCAAAATTGAAGGGAAATAACGCTATGTTAGATAGTTTAAAACCGTTACTGGATAGCGATTTGATCACAGAAGAAGCTCAACAACAGATCTCAGAAGCCTGGGAAGCCAAGTTGAACGAAGCCCGTGAACAGGTACGTGCAGAACTCCGCGAAGAGTTTGCACAACGCTACGAGCATGACAAGCATGTGATGGTAGAAGCTCTAGATAGAATGGTAACAGAAGGTCTCCAAGCAGAATTGGCACAGGTACAAGCTGAAAAGCAAAGCCTGGCCGAAGATCGAGTGAGATTCCAAGGTCAAATGAAAGAAAGTGCCACCAAGTTCAACAACTTCATGGTAACCAAATTGGCTGAAGAAATCACCGAACTGAGAAAAGATCGTCGTCAACACAACGAAGGTATGGAAAAGCTGGAAAAATTCGTTGTACATGCACTGGTAAAAGAAATACGCGAGTTCGCACAAGACAAACAAGACGTGGTCAACACCAAGGTCCGTTTGGTTCGCGAAGCCAGATCACAACTGGAGCAGCTCAAGAGCCGCTTTGTGACCGAAAGTGCAAAAAAGATGAGCCAGTCTGTTAGCCGTCATTTACGGGCCGAACTTGGTCAGTTGCAAGAAGATATCCAAATTGCTCGCGAGAACAATTTTGGTAGAAAGATTTTTGAAGCCTATGCCGCAGAATTTGGTGCCACGCATCTCAACGAGAAAGCCGAAGTACGCAAGTTGCACGACATAATCACGCACAAGAATCAGCAATTGGGCGAAGCCATCCAACTCACGGCCAAGGCCAAAACCTTGATCGAGAGCAAAGAACGCGAATTACGCATGATCCGCGAAACCAATCAGCGCGAAAGCGCCTTGGAAGAGCTGCTGGCTCCTTTAAATCAGGAAAAACGAGCAGTGATGCGTAATTTGTTGGAAAGCGTGCAAACAGCTAGACTGGGCGCCGTTTTTGAAAAGTATCTACCAGCTGTGTTGGCTGACAGATCCGTGAAAGCTACCAAAGTGATCACGGAGAATGTGAGCATAGCCACTGGCGATAAATCGGTCCGTAGCCAAGAATCCGATGACGAAGCTGCTAGCAACGTTATTGATTTGAAGCGTTTGGCCGGGCTGTAATTTTATAAAAAAAAGGAGACTTAAATGTCACAAGAATTATTAGAAAGCCGTTGGGGAGAAACCAAGGATGCGTTGCTTGAAGGCCTACACGGTAGCAAGCGCAATTCCATGAGTGTTATCCTGGAAAATACCAAGAAGTACTTGCGTGAAAATGCAACAAGTGGTAGCACAGCAAGTGGCAACATCGCTACATTGAACAGAGTAATTCTGCCAGTGATTCGACGTGTGATGCCTACTGTGATCGCCAACGAGTTGGTGGGTGTTCAGCCCATGACTGGTCCTGTGGGTCAGATCCACACTTTGCGTGTAAGATACGCACAGAGCTTGACTGACAACAGCCAAGCAGCAACCAGCGTCACAGCCGGCCAAGAAGCCCTGAGCCCGTTCACGATTGCCACTGCATACTCCACGGTTCCACAAGGTACTACTACTGCTACTGGTTATACCGGTAACAATACAGCTACCATGGAAGGCACTGGCGGTAAGCAGATCAGCGTACAGATCTTGAAGCAGGCTGTTGAAGCCAAGACTCGCAAGTTACAAGCACGTTGGACTTTTGAATCAGCACAAGACGCACAAGCCATGCACGGCATTGACGTTGAAGCTGAAATCATGGCTGCTCTTGCACAAGAAATCACAGCTGAGATCGATCAAGAGATCCTGCTGAGCTTGAGCACTTTGGCTGCTACAGAGTACACATACAACCAAGCTACAGTATCAGGTACAGCCACATTCGTTGGTGACGAACATGCCGCCCTGGCAGTGCTCATCAATCGTGTTGCTAACTTGATCGCTCAGCGTACACGTCGTGGCGCTGGTAACTGGTGTGTGGTAAGCCCAGCCAGCTTGACAGTGTTGCAATCAGCAACCACATCAGCTTTTGCAAGAACCACCGAAGGCACCTTTGAAGCTCCTACAAACACCAAGTTTGTTGGTACCTTGAATGGCAGCATGAGAGTGTTTGTGAACAGCTATGCTCAAGACACAGCAAGTGTATTGGTTGGATACAAAGGCACATCAGAAGCTGATGCTGCTGCGTTCTACTGTCCATACATTCCGTTGATGAGCTCAGGTGTTGTGTTGGATCCGTCAACATTCGAACCAGTCGTAAGTTTCATGACTCGCTACGGCTTCGTCGAGCTCACCAATACTGCCTCATCTTTCGGGAATGCCGCCGACTACGTGGGGGAGATAGCCGTCCAGAACCTTAGTTTCTCATGATACAAAGGTATCAACGATAGTAATAAAACAACCCAGGGATGGGAAGTTTCAAAAAAGGCACAGAAATGTGCCTTTTTTGTTGATAATAGTTTATAAATGATAATATAATTTAAGTAAACGACAAATTTTGATAAATAAAATTATGAACAAATACAATACCTGGTACAATAACATAACAGAAAATGCAAAAAATCGCATCCTAACTGGATACGTAGAACGGCATCATATTATTCCTCGCAGTTTAGGCGGATCTAATAGTAACGAAAACTTAGTAGATCTTACAGCCCGAGAACACTTTATATGCCACTGGTTGTTGACCAAAATGCATACCGGCGAATCAAGAGCTAAAATGATTTATGCTTTAAATGGTATGAAAAGAAACGGGCAATATACCCAACGATACGAAACCAAAATAACCAGCAGAGTTTACGAAAATCTTAAAAAAGAATTTTCACTAGTGCATTCAGTCACAATGAAAGGCAAAACGGCGTGGAATAAAGGTCGCAAAGAAGATAGACCAGAAGTATTAAAAAATGTAAAACAAGCAGCACTGGAACGAAAACCACAGTCTAAAGAGTCAAGAGAAAAACAAGCACAAAAAACTCGTGGAAAAAAACGCACACAAGAACAACGAGAGTGTATGTCAATTAGTATGAGAGGTATTAAAAAAGGTCCAATGAGTCAAGAAGAAAAAGATAAAAGATCAAAAGCTCTTTTAGGTAAATCTAAACCTCCTGGGCATACTGAAAAAAGAATGGCAACCCTTGCTAAACAACTAGCCGAAGGTACACATTATAGCCAGCAAAAAACAACCTGTACGCATTGCGGAGTAATTGCAAGTAAAGGCCCATATACAAGATACCACGGTGCTCGTTGCCGCCGGGTCGTATAAATACTCCAAACAATAAAGGAACTCAATCATGGTAGCACCATTACAAATAGGCGGCGGTATCACGATAGGCGGAGCAATCTCGATCGGCACTGCCGGCGGTGGCGGCACACCGGGTATACTCAATGTGACCGGCTATCTAGAAATGTCCCCGCCAATCATTCCAGGAAATCAACTGGAAGACAGCTCAGCCACCATCAACGGATCTACC